AGGGTAGTAAAAACATCCAACAAAAACGATAATACATCCTCTCCTATTACTTCGCGAATAGTTTTGGCATTCTCTATACATTGATGTAAACCATCTAGTAAAGAATTACCATAACCTGCGATCTTAGGAGATAAAGCTTGAGCTTTAGCACCGAACTTACGGTACTTCTTTTTACTCTTCTTTATTCCTTCCAACTTCTTGACCAAACGGTCCACATCCTTACTTGAAGGACTTTGACGAGCATTCTTAAGATCTTTAACAGTATTTTCATAATCTGCTTTAATCTTGCGTGAACGCTTGTCTTTTTGTGTGCGCTTGGCTTGCTTGCGTTTATCAAACTTATCTTTGTTAAAACGCTTGCTGTTCGAGAAATCCATCTCTTGATAGTTATAGTCATCTCCAGACTGTACAAAGTGTGTGGGGTTATTTTGTGTATTAGTAACTTATAGTTGATACCACATCATTTCCATGACATGGGTAGCATGCGAGTCAAGCATGCGAATTATACAATTGGTTCTACGGGTAATCTCCTTGTGGGAGGCCCTATTTTTCTAGGTTACATAAATGTGCTGTATTACTCATTGTCCGGGAACGCAGAGTTGCAGTCGAGTAGGCATAGAAATCCTACTCATCAATTTCGTTTGGTATCATCTACCTAGCTGAAATGGTGCTAAATCAATTAAACTACCATTCTAATAACTTTCCTAAGGTTAAAAGAACTATCTATAATAGTTAATTGTTTCTTGGTGCATCCAACATAAAGGATTGCCTCAAAAATAATCAGATCAACATGATACGCTTTGTGGTATCAGGTTACACTAAAAATATATATCAAATATACGAATAATTATGTTTATCTGTAAAAGAAACGTGTAATTCAATGCGTCTTTCTTCCCCGATGGGAAGAATGCATTGTGAAATTATTCACTACATAAATATATTGTTTGAGCAATAAATAAATAATGTGTATCAAATCAAATTAATGAATTAAAACTTTAGAGGTTTGGAGAACCTCACTGGCTAAATAGAAATTATAATAGAAAATTATCCTCTCATGAGGAACTTTTCAAAAGAAATATTACTGTCTTTTCCATTAAAATACGATGTAAATCTTCAGGGCGAGTACTCGGGTCTCACACCCCTGGAAATCTTTAAATCTACATGGTAAAAATTAAAGTTTTGGGTAATATTTCAGAAAAGAATCTAAAATAATTGGTCTAAATAGACCAGCAGATATAATATAAGATAATCAAGAACTCTGTTAAATTCTTATTAAATGTGCGAACACACAGAATTAAATCTGCATGCAATGTCTTCATCTGCAAGATTGTAAAT